TACAATTCCTGCTTTAACGATCGATTTTCCTGAATATTGTGACATGTTTGTTTGTTTTTTTTTTCATAAGAAAATACTTATAACGCGTCTATTGTTTAGGGGTTCTTGAACGTTGCCCCTTCACCCAACCGCTGGCTAAATATTTTTTCAGTTCATTTTTATTTACTCGATGATTTATGCAACCATTAGTAATCCATACAGTATTCTTAAATTGGTGTTTGCCATATGCCGGATTTAGTGGGCCTATTTTCGCCTCAGATAATCGCTTTTTGGTAACTTCTGATCGTCTCGCACCTTTGTGTAGTGCGCCGATCTTTGCCTTGGTTTCAGCAGAAGCTTTGCGTCCTGTTAAAGATTCAGATATCATTTTGCGCACGTAATCCGGAATAATTCTGCCTTTATTTGCTTTTGATATTTTTTTACGAGTCTCTTCTGACATAGGATTTCCAATACCCCCACCTTCTGAAACATTATAACAAAGTCCGAGTTTTTTATAATGAGCTATAAGCCTAATCTCCCAACGTATCGCTTGTTCTTTTGTAAGGCTTTGACACATCACAATGTGTTCAAAATTATCCCAACCATATTTTTGAATTGCTTTATAAAAAACAGGCTGTGGGCCATAATTTTTTCCATTATGACCCCAGCGTCTGCTTGGTTTTTGTCTCGTTATCCCGATATATACTTTACCCGAGGGGCTTAAATGCTTATATAGAAAATAAAGTTTCATGTTCCTATAATAAGCGGTCAACCCTTCCTGAATATTGCATAATCTTTTAATTTATATTCTTTAATGTTCATTCTAAGATACTTAAAAATCTCGTCAGATATAGCGACACAACAGCTTCGCCATAGGATTTTTTTATTCGTTCCGAAGGTCGGCACAAATAACACCGGAGTCTCGAATCCGAGCCATGTCATCTCGTTATATACTTTACCCGACTTCGCAAGTTCAGCGATGTATTCTTTGCGGTCTGTTAAGATATGTTCAGCAAGGAATCGAATACATACCGCGGGAATAGAGCGTACATAACTATCCATACCGTTACCGAAATAAAACATGATTTCATTTGCAAGGCTCTTTCGGCCCCATCCTTTTGTTCCTTTGTCATAGTCATCATAGAGTTCAATGAGTAAGTCATCCCAGGAATGTGAGCGAAATTTTTCAGAAATAAGCCATTGGTCTTCTCTGTGCTTAGTGTTGGTTAAAATCACGTCCACATCAGCCGCTTGCGCTTCTCTATCCTCTTTCCATGTCGGACGATATATGGAATAGTCTGGATAGATTGTGTTATAAAGCTCGTCAGCGGTTGCTTGCCACTGCTTTTCTACTTCTAATCCGTCCTTGAATGTATTCATAAGTCAAATAAGTTTATATCAATATGTCCATCCCAGTTCAAGTTTTTCTCGTGCATGCATGTTAATATGCGATTGATTGGATCAAGAACGCACTTTTGGAACATTGCTCTGCGATCGATTGGGGCATATTGCTCAGACCATTTAGGAAGACTTGAGGGTTGGAATGTAAAAATTATATCACTGTCTGTTTTCTTTTTCGGGGTGCGCTGACGAACTATATAGTACTTCATTTTGCCACCATATAGCGGTTCGCCTGCGAGGTTTTTGGTTTGTCGTATCCAGTTGTAGTATGCAAGGCCGCGGACCTGGAATGGGCATCCTTTTTTAACCACGACGCCTTGCGCGGGATCATTATCTGAGATTATATAGTCCATATAACCATTCACCGAGATGGCGGGTGATATATAATCTATATCAGCTTGTTCCCACTTGCGGCGACCTTCTTGACAAATCGCATTGAGTTCGTGAATGAGTGTTGGTGATTCTGAGAGTAGCAAGTGTTCAACAATCTTACTCAGAAGGTTTCGAGCAGGTGCCGGGAAACTTGCTTTGACCATTTCGAGACCTTTGGTTTTGCGCTTCATATGGTCTTCATCAAAGTACTTACCATCCTTAAAGATAAGCATTTGCGAATAGCGTTTCTTTACATCTAAGCGCAGCTCGGAGTACGAGCATGTCTCGAGCTCAAATTCATGCACCATATCCGTATCTACGTTACGAATATTTCGAGTTCTGTAATAATCAGTCATGAGGTCTTTGTTGTGGCCATTAAGGAATTGTTCATTGATGCCAACTACAATCTTCGCCTTTTCGGTAATCGACATCTTGTCAATACCTTCGATGGTTTTTAATAGTCCCTCATAGCAGAAATAAATAGAATCAGTATCACCTGCGACTGGTTGAACTAATATATTTAAGTCTTTGTCGTACAGATTATCAAGACCCAGCTCTCCATTAATCACTTCAGGCGACTTAGTGATGTTGAGCTTAATGCCGAGTTGAGTATGTAAGTCCTTCATATTCACCCAATTATCTTGGAAATACTTAGGAATATGTTTCTCCATGATGTGGATTAGATTTCGACCCTCACCAGTAATGTCGTTTGCAAGATATATATTAAACCATTCAAATGCTACGTGCGATGATCCTCCGTACATAGAGTTCATGATGAGCTTAATAGCTTGCTCCTTACAAGTCATGAATGTTATTTCATTCTTGAGGATGCGCTTGAGCTCATGTAGGTCGTATTTAGTGATTTCTGATGAGTTCGTGGCGGGGAAGCCGAGTTCTTCAAGCTCTTTTTGAACATGGTCTGAATAGGTTCTTGTAGGAGCCTTGCGTTTCTCAAGGAAGTGGTCGATATCTGTCATCACGGTTGCATCAAGCTCTTTTGAAAGATACTTAGTTACACCGCGCAGCTTTTTAAGACCCCACTGAATATTCTTGAATGAATAGTCTTTATCGTTCTTATAAACGCAGCCATTCACTGAAACAAAATAGTTTGGGTCTTTTCTATACTTTTCGAGTTGTGATTCTGTGAATGTTCCGTCGCCGGTTGAGCCTAAATAGTTTTCAATAGATAGGTTGCAGGTAATAATCACTGAAGGATACAGTGAAGCAAAGTCGTTGCAACATACATATTGGTGCTTACCAGGTGTAGTTTTGCGCACATAAGCGCCCATTAGCTCTCCACGTTCTCCTGAGAACTTTTCAGATGGAACAACTTTGATACCATGCTCGAAGAAATAATTAAAGAACATTGATTCAGTAATCTTAATCTTCGAGAACGCTGTTGAGATATCGTTTCTACAAATGAGCGATTGAGTATATAAGATGCTGAGTGTCTTGAATCGCTTATCAATCAACTGCACAAGCACCGAGTCAATCAGGTTATAGAATACATATGTCTCATAGTCTGTTTCATAAAGATGCTGCAGGTCACCATCATATTTGATTTTGCCGACACCAATACTTTCAGTTGCTATATAATCAAGCGAAAGGCTTTCCTTAATAGGCATTACAGCCATGTCATAAGTGCCAATAATGTCCATCATATCAAGTATGAGGGTGTGGTTTGGCATATTAAGACGAATCTTGTTGCCTTTCATATCCTGAATTTGCTTACCTTTCATTGTCCAATCAATCGAACAACTATTGAAAGAAATTTCAGGATAATAATTTTTAATACGATTTTGAATATACTGCCAGTCGAATCCGAGCGAGTTCCAACCGGCCATCACAGGGCACTTCGAAACGAAGTTTTGTAAGAGATATCGCAACATCTCTGCTTCGGTTTGGAAGTGAATGTAATTAGTTTTGGGTCGGGGGAGATTGAGAGTCTTATAAAACTCACATTTATCCAACCAATCCTCATATTTTTGTTGTAGTTTCTGTAGTTCGTTAAGAGGTTTAGTACCGAGCACTATGGCGTCGAGCTTATCATTTACTACTGAAACTGTTAAGATGGGGAATTTTGCCTCCCCTGGCTCCGGGAAAACCTTAGGATCCGCCTGACACTCGATATCGAATGTGTATAAGCGCGGATTTGTCTTGCCTAATAGAAGCTTTTGGTCGGCCACAGGAAGTTCTTCGATGAACGTTTTGAACTCTGTCCAACCCGGACGATCTGTCATGCGAACGCTGCATCGTTTACCATTCCAGTTCTCAAATTTACCACTGGGATCCTCGACATAAGACTTAAAGCGATTTACGTTGTATCGCATCAGAGCCTTACCTCCGGTCTCAGTGATATATGAGACGGTCATTTGGTGCTTCTGTTTGTGATAGTTATAATCTAATATCATTTTGAAATGCTATGTTTAATAGTACTTGCTTTAATATAGATTTCTATACCCCTATGTTTATTCGAATCCCTATTATATATTAAAAAGACACTCAATGAAATCTTTATATACGTATATAAGCGAAGCTCGTGAACTATTAGGTGTACTACCTTTTACCCGAGAGCAATTCAAAGAATATTTGATCGCCGCGAGCGATTACGATGACGAAAGTGAGATTTGGCAGGAAATGGAACGCATCATAACTGACAAGTTTGGCTCTAAAGCGTGGTCAGGATTTAAGGGTTGGACAGAAGGTAATGCTTATGGTTCTGATGCTAATGCGTTATATGACATCCTCACTAAGCTTCCGAAAAACCGCATATCTCATATCCTCGGCGCAGGTTCGTATGGTGCCGCCATTGAGATTGGGGATAAGGTATGTAAGTTATTCCATAAAAACACACCAATGGAATCGCGTGATGCTAAGTTCTATAAATATTGTAAAGAACATAGGTCAAGCGTATTCCCTTATGTGTACAGATTGGGTAGGAACTTTGTAGTCATGGAAAAACTTAATATGAACACTGATAAGTGTAAGTTATATAATAGCTACTTAGGCATGTCGCCGAAGAATAAAATAGATGGCATATCCATGGAAAAAATATTGCTGGGTATGCGTAAAGCGAATACATCAAAAGCAGATCACCGAAAGTTCGCAGCACTCATAGATAAATTCACACCCGAACAAAATGAGGTTTATAACTGGGGTTGGAAAGTCCTGGATGGACTTAAAGAATCTACTGGTGATGATAGTAGTCTATCGGACCTCCGTTTGGCTAATATAGGTGAGCGTGTGGGAACGGGTGAAATTATATTTTTCGATATATAATGAAATCAGTACTACGAATATCAGACGATACACGGAGTTATCCGTTTGTATATGAGGATAGTAAGGTCTATTGGCCTAACTGCAATCCGTGTGCGTTTGGTGATAATATTCAATATAAGTTCGTTGGTGGGGATAATGAGGTGATATTTGATGGTCGTGCGTGTCTTGCGTGTGCGGAATTTAGGTACGAAGGTTATAATTACTGTCAGTATGTTGAGGTATTCGGAGTTGGTGTGGGCGAGCGCATGGAGTTGATTCCATGGGCTAATGCGGAACTTATTGATAACCAATTAGTTGGCGGTGATGTAAATACTGATTACTCATCGGTTCAGTCAGCTCATTACAACCCCGGAAGCTTTGAGTTACACTTAGATACGCAGTTTATTACCGCGACTCTTAAATTGAATGGTGAATATATATCAGGACCCGCTATATTTTGTAGATTGAATTATCCGAGTACCGAGATTTCAAAACAGTATGGTGGTGGCAAAGTGAACATAAGATATGAGCTCGCCTTGATGGATGACGATGACCTTTATTGGTGTATTAATCTCGAGGATGATAGAACTGAATTTGAATCATTTCCCATCACCTCAATGATGCAATGGAAAGATGATATGAGATTCGTTGCGATTGCACATATCCTTATAGAGCATGGTGATGGTGCGCTGCATATAGATGTTCGTGGAGATTCGGTTCCGTTCACCCAGGAAATGTGTGGTTATATCATTCAATCGAAAACATCAATATATAACATAGAAAAAAGTATAATAGACAATATGATAGTCAATAAACCGAGAATACTTAATAAGACTATTCAAAAGGTGGTTGAAATGACAGCTCAAACTGATTCTAAGTCGAATATAGTTCAACCTGTATTCTATAGAACTCGCGAGTTAGCGTCAATTATCATTCACCCCGCAGTGACTGAAAATATATGTATCAACCTTGATGCATACAAATCTTCGGTTGATAGATTCTATATAAAAATCGAGGGTACTTCATATAGCGAGGTTGGTAGAACTGAGTCTGGTGTGATATTTAAGGTACAAGGTAGTTTGTTACCCGGCACTGTGACATCAGGAACATACTATATTCTTAATGAAGATGCGGACCTCGTAACAACGGGTAAATATAAATACGAATCATGATAGACTTTAATCTCAATGAAGGTAATCCAACTATTAATGAGGATGTTGAATGTTTGTTACAGCAAATAGATATTCTCTTTAGCAGTTCGCCGGGTGATTTGCTCGGTGATATTGATTATGGCACGGACTATGAAAGTTTGTTATATAATCAAAAGCTCGATGCAGATGCGCTGAGTGAGCAGATGATGAGCGATTTATATAGTCTTGACTTACTCGGATTTGAGCCGTCCGTGAATGTTTATCTTACACAAGGCACTGAGCGCGACATCGCAGTCATTGAGGTTAGTCTTGTTAGATACTCTGAAAAATATAGAAAAGTATACAAAATATCATGAGATTATTCGATCTAAAGCATATACAATTCCACCAAATACTCGATGATGTCTCAGCGTATCTCGCTAAGTCCACAGGTTCTGTAAAAACTATTAATAAGAACACCGTATTTGGACAGCTCATGACAGTGGTGTCAGGCATTGCGCATAATATAATGCTATATATAGAGGATGCCCTGGTGGAGCAGAATAAATATACCGCACAACGCAAAAAATCTATTATAGGTCTTGCCGCACAATCAGGTTATCAACCATCATATGGCAAGAGCGCTGGTGTGTGGGTTCGCATTTCGCATAAGGCTAATAATATGAATCCGTTAGATGTAGTTGTATCGGAGCATCAAAAAATTCTATGCTCACAAAACGGTCTTTATTACAATATAGTGCTCAATAAAGCCGCAACTACTATTAAAACTGATACTAATCTTGCATCTGAGTATATGTATGCGGTTCAGGGGCAGTTTGATTCTCAATCATTCACTTCGTCCGGCGGCAAGTTTTATATTCAAAATATGAAATTCACTGGATACATGGATACAGATTATCTGTCCGTGAAGGTGAATGATGAGGAATGGTCTCAAGTTGCTTCGTTATACGATATGGGCCCTAATAAAAAAGAGTACGCAATTCGCTATAATCCAGTCGCTGGTATAGATATTATGTTCGGCAATGACGTCAATGGTAAGGCTCTGAAGTACGGAGATGTTATTGAAATATCTTATCTATTGCACGATGGTGAATCCGGAAATATAGATACAAAAGAATCAGGATACTTCCTGTTTGCTGATAAACTTAAAGATATATCGGGCGAGGAAGTTGATGGTAACAGTGTATTTGATATTTCATTTGCATCAGAAGATGCTGTTGCGGCTGGTGCAGACCCTGAAACTCTTGAACAGATTAAACTAATGATTGGTTATAATTCTCGCTCACTTGTACTATCCGATTCAAATGCATATAAAGCATTTCTGAATCGATTCTCGTTTGTGGGTTATAATCGCACATGGTCTGAACCAGGTTCTCTTGTGGTCAATTCAATGGTTATGCGTAACTATCAACTTGATATGTCGTCGGGTGAGGATTATTTTGACCTCCGTCCTAATCAGTTCTCGCTATCAGATATTCAAAAAACCTCAATACAAAATGCTATAAAGAACTCAGGGTCGCAACTTGCAGGTACTACTTATAACATTATTGACGTTGAGCTTTGCAAGTATGCATGTTATCTATATATAAAATTAAAGTCAAGTTCAACAGATACTACATTGATTTCCACAAAGATACGCACTCTGATTGGTGAGTTCTTTGGCGATATTCAATCAGACTCATATGTACCAAAATCAGACATCATTAATCTTATAAAAGAAAATATCGATGAGGTTGATGGCGTTAACTGTTACTTCCTTTCAGAGCGCAACGAAACGGCTATTCAGAAACAGCTATATCAAGACACTCAATACATATACGACCCCACAATCGGCTCATATCGCACAAAAACTGTTACGGTTAAACTAAACGGTGAAAATCCTATGCTCGGTCTTGATGCACACGGCAATATAGTTGTTGATGCTGATAATCAGTTCCCTGTGCTCATGGGTGGTTGGAATTACCTTAATAATGCCGGTGACGAAGTGACAATCAATGACCCTCTAATTATAGTTTTTGAATAATGATTGCATTTTTTGAACCAAAACCAAACACTGATATACAATGTTTTAACGGGTCTTATCCGTATGTGCATTGGGCTGGTCCGTTTTCGACAGGTGTTATAAGATACTTATCATTACACTTTGTATCCGATAAACCATCTATATATGCTTATATCGAGAATTGGGGTGATGATTGGAATTTTGCGCTCTACAGAGACCCCGAACATATAGATACCGAGTACGACGATATTGATTGGTACAATCTTGATAATGTGGCGGTTAAGAGCCTCGGACTGACTGGTCAACTTATTGGCGGAAAGTATATATATCAATTAATAGTGATTTGTCGTGCCGATGTGGAGGGTGAGTTTCTTGAGGATATATATATTGATAACGCGCCATATAAGATTGGTGCTGAGTTTCAGGGTGAGAACGAATCACTTCAAATCAACCTCGCAAATCAAGGAACTGAGCTCCCTGAACTCGTTACAAAAGCTATATATAGTTCGGACGTATATGAAGACGATACGGACTGGGTGCTATTAAATAGAAAACTTCGCGAACTTATTACGTGCCACATGGAACTGCTTGATAATAAAGGTTCATATAAGTCTCTCGAAAATACGCTACAATGGTTCGAATATAAAGACCTTGTTGAACTGAGAGAAGTGTGGAAGTATGAGACCCCAGATGGTACGAAAATGTACGATCAACCTATTAACAAGTTTGTGAGCGATGCTGCAAAGGTGCAGATGTTTAATTCAGCAAAGACTACGTATTTTACTCTACGGTCACTGAAGAAAACATGGGCAAGTCAAACCGCACCCGACCCAAATGACGAACTTGTGCCTACTATATATGATGCGGAGCTCGATACAGAGGACCCAACAGAGCAACTCGCCTGCATGTGGTCTGAGGAAGAGATGAGACTTAAAATGGTACTTCTCGGAAACTTTTTCGAGACTTATTTTATGCCCATTCACACGGAGCTCGTTAGGTCAGTTGTAGAGGATATTTCGGCACACAAAATATATATAGGTTATAGCAAAAGCGAAACTGTGATAGAGGAGTGTTTTAGCGAGGCCAATGATTTCGATGTTGATTTTTCATCAGACCAGGAAGACCCTCAATCACCATCCGACCTCTCGGAAAAGACTTATCATCTTGATATAGTGCATGTTAGCGCAGGTCTGCCTCGAACCTCGCCTTATAGCAATGCCCTCGAAAATGACGGAACTGTGCTGCTATCACAAGATGCTTATAAAGGTCTTGAATATGCTCCTATCATTGCCTGTCATATGGTTGACGAAGACGATGAAGATACTGTAGATATCGAGGATGCATTTACTAAGTCACTGGGTCAATTTTATAACGGGATTGGCGCACTAGTGACGGGTAAGTTTAGTTTTGAGGAACCTATTGTGGCCGGTTCGGTTGAATGTAATCAATGGGGTGAATATGTAACTACTTCATTTGCCGAGGATAATCCCTCAAATGAGTTTAGTCTTACGTTCCTATTTCCGTATGCAGGTTCCTTTATAATGTCATTTAGATTCAAAGGTGAGTCA